CATCAAGCAATTTGCTCGTAAGGTTCGTATTCGTTAGACCCGGAATGCTCATCATATTGCATTCCACCACATCAGCATCTGCTACCGCATCAATGGCGCGGTCTAGAGTTGCATATTCGTAACTACTAATCACATCAACGCCGTTCATGGCGGAGTTTCGGAAAGGTTCTTTCTCCAGAATATTTATACCCTCAAACCCCTCACTCATGACAGTGGTGAAACTGTTGAATCCATAGGTAGTCAACACACTCTGATATGAACCAGAGGCGGTGAAAGAATCACCTGTCCTGCGCGAACCAGGTACCCATGCAGCATTTGCACCATTAGAGGTCGATCCAGTTGTCAAGTCATCGAGAGAAAATACCCAAGCATATTCTAGTGAATCTGGAATGGTTGAAAAGACGCCTGTATTTAGAGGCTTCCTTCGAAGCATGTCTCTCACGCTAGGTTCAATTCGATTGCTAGATTTCTTGTTGGCAGTTGCGCCAAAGAAAGCTTCTTTTTGATTTGTGATAATGCCTTCGTTACTAAGCAACCTAGTAGGAACACTTGGGAACTCAAACGATGCAGTCACATCGCTAGCGCCAACGTTCATAAATGTTCCAGCGGTAGACAAACTATCTGGCACTTCGTCATTTCCTATCACGTATGCCACACCCGAATCAACGCCGTCCGTGGATGATAACGTTCCTGGTCCAGCGCCGCCTGAAATAGCAGTAAATCCCTTCCACCTAGTTGGACCATATACTCCAAATGGCAACAGTTTAGAATCCATGGTAGCATCACGCACAGACGAGTCCACTTCAACCCGAATATATCGAGACTGATTAACATAATCCCCATAACTGAGATATCTCTTATCTCCATCGTCCCACTCTGTATATGAATCTCCTATTCGGCGCGCAATATAATTGGGCGAATTTGGATTCAAGTTCACGTCACTAAAAGTTTCTACTGGCTTTCTGTTATTGTCACTATCTCCAAGTTGTCGTACCTCCACGGTAAAATAACCAAAGGGATTGGCAACGTTGTTTGACGGAGTGATGCTGGTAATAGAAATCTTCAAATTATTCTGCTGCCACTCTCCGCCACCTAGACCAACAAACCTAAAAAGTTTTGGCATATTCAGGGCATCATATGCAGATGAATCCCCCAAGTCCTGAGAGAAAAACCATCCCGTAAAAGAATCTTGAAGTTGCGTATGTTGGATATGCTGATCCACACTGCCAGATTGGAGTCCCAATATGATTGCCTGCCCTCCGATCCCGTCAGAAGTGGCGCCAGAAAGATCCGTCACGCTCCTCTCGAAAGATTCCCCAAGAAAGTATGTCTTCGAGGTACCTGCTACGTTGACCTTTGTATCATTGTTGCAGAGCGCCGGGTTAGTGTTGAAAACATTTCTAATAAACAGTTTGCTATTTTCATCAAAATTAAAAACTACTTTGTCGGACACAACGCCGTCGCCGTCCTTGACGACTGCGGTAAATTGGTCTTTTACGGAAGATGTAAACAACCCGCACGTTCCTTCGGCGGTCGTGCCATCTAGGAGTGATCCTGTTAGACTGACTGAACCAGTTCTAGCGTAGAAGATTGCAGCAAGAGTGCCAGTAAAATGCCCAGTTGATCCACTATTCCCCAGAAACAACCCAAATGCGCCGCCTCCGAGACCTGCTGCCATAGTTGCTGCGGTTTGATTGAATCCGGATACTTCCCAACCTGCTTTGCCTGCCTTGGTCGAAGCTTCTGAATCCTGGATGCCTGCCAATCTCACGAAAACTAGAGGACTCTGGTTTCTCAAATAAGCTTGTGCTGCATAAGTGGCATAAGATGGCGCTGAAACATTCGGTCCCACACGCCATACGTCTGATGCCCCGCCGCCATAAATAGGGTCTCCGAAAGTCTCAACAAATTCAGAAAAGGAGTCTATTTGAACCGGACGCATGGAAGGACCCTTGATGGATCTCCCTATAATTACTGGTCCCACCCCTCTGGGGAGCGCGGGCAATTGTGAATTGTCTATCTCCGAGACGAATACTCCAGGGGACACAAACTTAAATTTATTAACTGACATAGTGCGGTGCTCTCCTTATTAAAATCCTAATTATCTTAAATCGTAACTTAGTTTTTCCTTCTTGTAAATAGTTTTAAAAAATTGCAAATGCTGTTTTATTCTATAGAGAATTTTAGAGGGGAAGATACTTTCCGTTTGCCCATGGGGGCGTGTCCCCAACAATAACGCGCTCTCTGGGGAGTTTCACTTCAACGGCATTTTCCCTTTCAACAATCTGTGGCGTTTTCTGATTATCTGCTCCGCCTATAAGATACCCTAAAACTTTTATCTCAACAGACGTTTGATACATGCGCTCTTCTTCTTCCATGTTCGCCACACTATCATCTTGACCATATGATTTCTGCATAAATCCTTCATACCGATGTCCCGCTTCCCTCATTATAAAGGCGTTAATGCCTCCGGTTGCAACCATGAAAGGTTGAGACAACTCATTTATCTGTTGTTGATATTCGGCGCGCAACATAATCTTATACATCACTGTCACATATACAGGCATCGGAATAGAGCGATAAGTGTAAACAACTCTATTATTCTTTTTTGCGACTTTGAAATTTATCTGACCATAATTTCTTTTTGCGTCCGCGTTTTGAAAATTCTTTGTCTTAGTCTGATTGATGACGCGATCCAAATCAACCGAACCCCCTTTCGCGTCATTGATGGGAAAAATATTGGACTGAAGTGATCCCTTGAAGGACAAATCTTTTTCCACTGAAATTCTTTCCACGGTTATGAGTGGAAGTATAAGGGCGCCCTCCTTATCGCGCAAACTCTTATCCCTCTTAGATTGAAATGCACGCTCGGCAGAGGTCCAAAGAACTGGTACCTTTTCCCACCCCCTATTCGAATTCGAAAAAATATTTAATTTTTCATTAATCCAGTTAAACATTGCCAAATCAATGTTTTCTAAATTCGATGGTTGCAAATTAATGATAGTTTCTTTATCTGCCATTTCCTTCCTCCTCCTTAAGGCGTACTAAAAAATGGACTTGGATACCAAACACACTTTTCATTGAAATACCACTTGTTCGAGATGGTAAAAGCACCAACCGGGGATGGTCCCGCATCAGTTAGGTAAAACTGATATCCCTCATACTTACACGGATCTGACGTGAACTCCTCCAACGTCCTATAGTCTAAAGAATCTACATCAGCAGCGGAAAGTTTTGGAACGCAAATTTTACAATCGTCCGGAATAGTGAGAACACACACGTTCTCTACACGATCCTGCGCTAATTGATATTTAGTGATTGACACTTCTGGTAGAGGCGCTTCTTCGAAAACTCCATCGCGAGCACGAATACATTTGGCAGCGATTTCCATTTGATGGTCTATTTGCCCGAACAGTGGTTGTGGTTCGTTTAGTGAAACAATCTCATAAAATAACCTTCCATATAATATAAAATCCCCCTCTTGAACCTGCAAATCTTGATCCTCTGTTAACCTTCTCTTGTGAAAATGAATGGTCAAAGACGAGCGCCTATCAATTCCATAGTTTGTAGTCTTGGTCGTTTGACCTTCCCACGAAATAAGGGCATTGACTTTTACAGGAGACAAAAAACTCTTGTGAATCGCCTCGCCGTAGAGAGAGTGATAGTTGGTATGCTTGAGACTTACTGGATAGTACAAAATCGTTTGCCCTATCACGCGCTCAATAAGTTCGTCGTTAACCTGCTTTACAAAATCACGCTCTTTGCCTCCCATAAAGAGGGGAGGCGGCGGATTCGTTGGTTGTGTCCAAGTTATGTTCTCGTCTGCCATCTACCTCTCCCCCTTATCCTGGATATATAGCAAGAGGTATTTTTGACAATAGCGTTTCTGTGTTGCCCGCAATTGCAGAATCCTTCTCCGCAAGTTTTGCATAGGTCAATTCATCTAGCACCGTCTTCAACTCATCCCTCAGCGCGGTTTGCTCCTCCTTAGAGGATGCTATCAATGCGGGACCATCTAAAGTGACGGATTCGCCCGGTATTGGGATTGTGGCGAACTTGCTGCGGATCACCCCCAACATCTCCTTACAGACAGAAAGGGCAAACCTCCTGATCCATTGCTTCCCGATAGAATTTATATTATTATAAGGAATATTTGCAAAAGGGGCAGTATTCATATTGTTTACGCCCTTGGCGCCGGTATCCATCCCTGCCTTATCTAGGAGAGGATCTTCGTCTACTGTAAACTCAAACCAAACTTTGCTGAAATCGACACCAGAAGGGGTCGGAAATAGGCGCAACCTGTTATCTCTTATATCGAAAGAGTAGT